ACTGCGGAGAGTCGCAAAATCTTTTTAGTTACCGTATCCGCTAGCGACCACTTGAGTTTCGCCTGATGCCTTATGGCCGACTCCCCGTGATTGGCGAAACTGGATTGGTGTGTAAAGGTGGGTGAAATCATGGCGAAAAACGAACCGCTTCCGCCTCATGGCACTCCGCGTGCCAACTTACTCGACACCACGCAGCTGGCGAAGCTCTTAGACATCACTCCCACGTGGGTGCGCAAGCTGACCAACGACGGCGTACTCAACCGCGCCCGCGACGCTGATGGCAAAGAACTGATGGGCCGCTACAACCTGCTGTCCGTGCGCGATTACTGCCGCTACCTGCGCTCGGTGGCCAAATTGGACGACGCATCCCAGTCGCGCTACTCCGCGCTACGCAACGAGAAGCTTGCTGCGGAGAGCGAACGCGCCCACCTGGAGTTGCGCGAGTACAAAGGCGAACTGCACAACGCCCGCGACATCGAGTTCATCATGAACAACATGCTCACCTACTTCAAGCAACGGGTGATGAGCATCCCGTCGCGCGTGGCGCGGGTGTGCGTGGGCAAGACGTTCCGAGAAATTTACGACCTGATTTCCACGGAGATCGAGCTGGCTTTGCGCGAACTTTCCGGCTACGACCGGTCGAAGTTCGCAGCGCAACGCACGGCTTTCCTTCGAGCACAAGGCATTGACCTGGACAGTCTGAATGGCGAGAGCGAAGACGAGCGCGGCACCACAACCGACAACGAAGAAGCTGAGCGGACGCGAGAGTAGAGAGCAAACCCGATGGTATGACAACAGCGACGCTTACCTTGAATCGTTTGCGGCTGTCCTAAGGCCGCCCAGCAAACTCAAACTCAGCGAGTGGGCTGATCGCTGGCGCGTTCTGTCCAGCGAGTCCAGCGCCGAGCCTGGTCAATGGATCACGGCCAAAGCGGAGTATGAGCGCGAGATCATGGACGCCATCAGCGACCCGTGGTGCTCGCGCGTGGTGGTGCAGAAGGCCAGTCAGGTCGGCATCACCGACAGCGCCATCCTGAATCCGGTCGGCTACCACATCGACGAAGATCCCTGCCCGATACTGGTGGTGCAACCGACCATCGAAATCGCCGAAGCCTTTTCCACCGACCGCCTTGCGCCGATGCTGCGGGATTCTCCACGCTTGAAGGGCAAGATCGCTGACGTGCGCTCGCGCGATTCGTCCAACACGCTGCGCCGCAAATCATTCAAAGGCGGCTTCGTGGCGCTGGCCGGTGCCAACAGCGCCAGCAGTCTTAGCGGCCGGCCAGTGCGCGTGCTCCTGCTTGACGACGTCGACCGCTACCCCGCCAGCGCCGGAACCGAAGGCAACCCGTTGCAACTGGCCATCGCCCGAACCACTGCGTTCTGGAACCGCAAGATAGTAATCGTTTCTTCGCCCGGCATTAAAGGTGTCTCCCACATCGAGCGTGAGATGGCGCAGTCCACGTGCGAGCACTGGTACCTGTCGTGCCCGTTCTGCTTCGTCATGCAGATACTGGACTGGGACCGCATCCGGTTTAAAGACATGACCCACCGCTGTCTGGCCTGCCACGAGCACGCGGAGAAGCACCGCTGGCTGGCAGGGCGCGGGGAGTGGCGGCCGCACCAGACCCACGACGAACGCGGTAAGAAGATCCTGACACGCGGCTTCTACCTGTCCGGCCTCTACAACCCGTGGATCGAGTGGGACGTGCTGGTGGACGAGTTCGTGCGCGCTGTGCGCGCCAACGAAGAAGGCGACATCGAACCGTTGAAAGCTTTCCGCAACACGCGGCTGGGACTACTCCATGAGGACAGCGGCCAGAAGGTGGAGATCGACCTGTACAAGGAGCGCCGCGAAGTGTACTCGAGCGAAGTGCCCGATGGCGTGCTGGTGCTCACCGCGGGCGTGGACGTGGGCGAGTACGCATTGAACTATGAGATTGTCGGGTGGGGGCAAGGCAATGAGTCGTGGGGCGTCGAGTACGGCATGATCGACGGCGACCCGCGCGAGCAGGATGTGTGGGACGAACTGGACAAAGCGGTCTATCGCCGCGTGTTCACCACCAGCGATGGCCGCAAGATGCGGGTGCGCAAGATGGCGGTAGATTCCGGTCATGCCACTGATTTCGTTTACGCTTACACTAAGCCCCGACAGCCGCGCGCTATCTCGGTTAAAGGTGAAGGCGGTCTTGGTAAGCCGTTCATCAAAGGCGCGGGCACCTTCACCAAGACCAACCGCGCCCGATTGCAAACAATCGGAGTCGATTCCGGCAAGGAAGAAATCGTCAACCGGCTGACTGTCACCAAGCCAGGTGCCGGTTACTGCCACTTCCCCAAGCTGGCCAATGGCGACGCCGCACGCGGCTACGACGAAGAGTACTTCAAAGGGCTGACCGCCGAGCGGCGCATCGTGAAAGCCAAGCACGGCTTCCGCACCTACATCTGGACCAAGCGCTTATCCCAGCGCAATGAGCCGTTTGATTGTCGCAACTATGCGCTGGGCGCACTGCGGATCCCGTGGCAAGGCATCGACCTGGACAAGATGACGCGCGACATCTTCACCGTGACCGAGCAGCGCGCTGAAAGCCAGTTCGGTGCGCAAAAGAAACAGATGTTCTCAACCGAAGTCACCCTGCCAGCGGAACGCGGCGCACCGCCCGAGCGCGGCCAGTTCGGAGCGCAGAACAACGGCATCGCGTGATCATGAATTCATGTTCACGCTCTCGGAAGCGCTACAGTTGCAGCGAGTTATACGACCCTATCGGGCGGCCAGTGGTGCGACTGGCCCACTCACATAAGACCCGCGACGCGATACGGGTGCGGTACCCTTGCCCTTCGGCTTCCCGCTGGATGAGCAGCGCCATGACTTCTCGCGGCACCATGCACTCCACCCGACAGTTATCCAGACGCGGCCTTCCACGGCCACGCGGCGCAGCAGGCTTGGGCGGGCGATTCACTTCGCTGACACTGTTACTACAACGTGCGGTGCCGGCGCAAGGAATTTCCTGAGTATTATATTCCGCGCGATTGACAATGGCCTTGGTATGCGCGGATAACCTGCCTCTAACTCACATGCCAACAACCGAAGAAGTAGCCACGGTCCCCGATGTAAAGGTCCTTGTGCGGCCAAAGTCATTGCCACCTGGCTTTGCCTCTTGGTGCGACTGGGCAATGGACGGGTACCGCCGCGCGTTGGAGGGCATGATTGGCCCGAGCACTGGCGTGAGCGGCTATGGCATCGGCAGTCGCTGGGTGCGTTACGCCAACGCTGGCGAGCAAGCTTCGGTGATCGGCTGGTGGAACAAAGCCGTGGCCGAGTTCTGTGGCATCGCGCCGCCGCTCCCACCATGGTTGACAGGTCAGGATACCGCGTTCAGAGGAGTGCCGCGCGACTTATGATTGCGACTTCTGCGAGACCTTCACGCAATGGCAGCGTCAGCGCGGAGCGTTTACCGCGCGGCGCGCTCTTAGATGTGAACGGCGAACTGCTGCCAACCCGCGCACCGCACGTCACCAACACCGGCTATGGCAACTACGGCGCGAACGTCACCAAGAACGCGCTCCTGGGCTGGCTGTTCCATGGCGGCGACGCTGACCTTGACATTGGCTTCAATGTTCAGGTGCTGCGTGAGCGCAGCCGCGACGCTTTCATGGGCGTCCCGCTGGCCAGCGGCGCGGTGGAAACCTTGGACACCAATGTGATTGGGGAAGGCCTCTATCCGGCGCCCAATGTTGATGGCGAACTACTGGGCCTCAACGAAGAGCAGACTGCCGCCTTGAACAAAGAGATCAGCGACAAGTTTGAGTGGTGGGCGCAAGACGCGCGAGAATGCGACTACGAAGCCAAGCACAACTTCTACATGCTCCAACACGTCGCGTACCAGTCCATGTTGCTGTCTGGTGACTGTCCGGTCTTGCTGCCTCTCAAGCCGCGCACCGGGACTTTATTCGATCTGCGCCTTCGTGTGCTGGAAGCCGACCGCGTCATGAATCCGGCCATCGTTGCCGACTGGCGCGCGAACATCTTTAGCGGTGTCGAACTGAGCGAAGAAGGCGAACTGACTGCTTTCCACATCTCCAAGACGCATCCGCTGGCCGCTACTACCACTCGCCGCCTCATCCTCAAAGGCGAGACCGTGCGCGTGGAACCATTCGGCAAACTCAGTGGCCGCCGCAACATCGCCTTCATGATCAGGCCGGAGCGGCCGGAGCAGCGCCGCGGCGTGCCGATTCTGGCCGTGTGTCTGGAGTTGCTCAAGCAGCAAGGTCGCTACGTCGATTCAACCGTGCTGGCTGCGGTCTTGCAATCGTACTTTACCGCGTTCGTTACGCAGGAGTTCCCCGACCCCACCATCTTCGATTCGCTGCTCACTGAAGAACAAAAGAAAGAAATCTTCAACTTCAACCCATACAACGTGCAGCTCGGTCCCGGCATCGTTAACTTCATGCGACCAGGTCACGCGGTGAACTTCGCTACGCCCACGCAACCGCAGGCCACCTTTGGCGACTTCACTATTGCCGTGGCAAAATTCGTGGGTGCGGCACTGGGCATCCCGTATGAAGTGCTGCTCAAGCAGTACAACGCCAGCTATTCAGCCTCGCGTGCGGCCTTATTGGACTTCTGGAGGCGCGTACGTAAGCACCGGGCGCTCGTCATCGACCAGCTATGCCAGCCAGTTTATGAGGAGTGGCTTGCGGACGCGCTATCACTGGGACGCATCACGTTGTTCCGCGGCGGGTTTGACGATCCGTACATCCGCAAGGCCATGTGCCGCTGCATCTGGACGGGCGCGAGTGCGGGCAGTCTCGACCCGCAAAAAGAAGTGGCTGCTGCGGACATGAAAGTGAAGTGCGGCTTTAGCACCATCGAGCGCGAGTCCATGGAACTCAATGGCTCCAACTACCGCGACAACATCCGGCAGCAATCGGTGGAAGCAAACGAGTTTGAAGAAGCCGACCTGATCTTCCCGCCCTACCGACCGAGCGGCGGCGGCGCACCGTTCGCTGGCGGCGAGCCAAGCCCCAATCGCGGACAACCGGCAGCAATTCATGATGCGGGTGGCAGCCGTAAAAAGCGCACCCGCGCCTTCTCGCGCAGTGAACTGGCCAGTGGCCTAAGTGGGAGATTTGAACGATGAACGAAGTCCAACCTTTTTACCAGTTTCGATGTGAAGCAGGCGATGATCCGACCAGTGCCGAACTATTGATCTTCGACGTGATCGGCAACTGGGAAGAATTTGGAGAAATCAGCGCCAAAGCTTTCCACAATTCGCTCTCCAGTTTGCCGAAGTCGATCAAGCGACTGGACATTCACATCAACAGTCCAGGCGGCTCGCTCACCGAAGCGCAAGCGATCTATTCGCGGCTTGCCGATCACCGCAGCGAAAAGATCGTGTATATCGACGGAGTAGCGGCCAGCGCGGCGAGTATCGTGGCCATGGTCGGTCACAAAATCTACATCCGCTCCAACGCCAACATAATGATCCATCAGCCGAGCGGGATAGCCATCGGCACCGTGGACGATATGCGCAAGATGATTACCGCGCTCGATTCACTGACCGAGTCGATGCTCAACGTGTATGAGCGGCGCACCAAGCAACCCCGTGGCGATCTGCGCGAGATGCTGGCAGCCGAAAGCTGGTTCGATGCGCAATCAGCCGTGGATAAAGGGTTCGCGGATGAAGTGCGCGGAGTAGTCAAAGCCGCCGCAATGGTCAAGGACAAGTACGTAGCATTCGGCGACAGCCGCACCATCTTCGATCTATCCAGATTTCACAACGTACCGGCGTTCAGCGCCACAACCCAAGAAGGAGTAACTACCATGGCAGAACCAAACCCGCAGCCTACACCACCGACGCCGACGCCGGAACCGACGCCGACGCCTACCCCGCCGCCCAAGCCGACAGGCACCAACGACCCACCGGCACCGGCACCCAATCCGGATCCGCCGCCGCCACCGCCACAACCGGTTGCCGTGACGGAGTTCGACAAGGGCGTGAACCAAGAACGCGCTCGCATCGCCGCACTGCAGAAGTATGACAAGCCAGCGACGCACGACCTGATCGTGAAAGCGATCGCTGACGGCAAGACCGTCGCGGACATTACCGACGACTTGTTCGCCGCGCTGGAAAGAACCGACACACAAACTGCCCGTCGCACTGACGCGGCAGCGCTAGATGGCATCCCTGGCAGCGATGGCGGGGCTGGCACCGAAGCCGCAAACGAGTTCGGTGGCCGCCTCAAGAAAGCAGTCAAAGCAAGGCTCAAAGCACGCGGGTCGCGGTTCCCAGTGCAGCAAGGCCGCAACTAACCGCACCAACCCAACAAAGAAAGGAACAACCCAACCTACCAATGAAAACAATGCTCTCACGTGTCCGCTGGGCACTTGCACTGTTCATCGCGCCGTTGATCGTGGCGTTGCATCGCTTCGGCAAGCCGCACGGCTTCCAAGTGTTCAACACCATCTCCGGCACCACGTTCAATCCGGTGCAGTTACTCAGCCATGACGACGATCCGCACTGGAAGATCATCCGGCTGCCAGTCGTCGGCGGTCCAGCCTTGGCCACGCTTAAACCTGGCTACGTCGCTAAGATCGGCGCTACTCGCGCTGACTGCGCCGGTGGAGTGGCGGCAGATGATGCCGCGCTGGAAGCAATCATCATCGACATTCCGGATCCAAACAACGCCAGCGACACCACGGTCGCACTGGCGCTGTCCGGCTCGTTCGATAAGAACACCATCAAGTATGCAGACGGCGCATCACCGCTCAGTGCTGCCGCCGTAGTTCGTCTGCGCGACATGGGCATCTTTCTCGACGCGGCCGTTCCAGGTGGCGCGTTCGCTCCCTAACCATCAACCGACTACTGAAAGGAACTCACAGCTATGCCACTAAACCCTGCATACGAAACCAAAACGATGCTGGCACCCTTCGATGAAGGTCCACTCGTTCACACCTTCTTGCGCGACACCTTCTTCGGAGCGCGCGAGTACGCACAGACGCCCGTGATCGAATTTGATTTCCGGCGCGGTCGTCGCAAGATGGCGCCCTTTGTAGCGCCACTGGTCGGCGGCAAACTCATGGAGCGTCAAGGCTTCGAGACTCGCTTCTTCCGAGCACCGCGCATCGCGCCAGTCCGCGCGTTGCGGGTACCGGACTTGGAATCGCGGATGATGGGCGAAACCATTTACTCCGCGCGTTCACCTGCTGACCGCGCGGCGGAACTGCTCGCAGACGATGCGGTGTTCTGCGATGAAGCCATCTCGCGGCGCGAAGAATGGATGTGCCGCAATGTGCTCGTTAACGGCAAGATCACGGTAACCGCTGACACCGGCTACCAAATGGTGATCGACTACACCGAGTCGAGCGCCGGCGCTGCCAACAACCATGACGTTCCAGCCGTGAAGTGGGACGTTGCCAGTGGCAGCGATCCGCTTGCCGATCTGGAAACAGCGCGGCTCAACACCATCAAGGCCAGCGGCATCTCGCCCAACGTGGCGCTGATGGGAGTGAACGCCGCCAAGGTGTTCATCCGCAACCCGCAGGTGGCAGCGTTGCTGGACAAGCAGCGTTACACCATCGCCACTGTCGAGCCAATCATCCAAGATGAGGCAGTGGTGCGCATCGGTCGCGTGCCGGGACTCGAGCTTTACGAGTATGTCGAATACTTTGAAGACGACGCCGGAACGATCTTCCCGATGCTGCCGGACAACTTCGTGATGCTGCTCTCAACCAACACGCCGAACAAAGTCGTGTACGGCGCGTTCACCCAGTTGGAGGACGCGAAAGCCAAGCGCTTCGTGACCTACCAAAGCGACCGCATCCCATTCGTCTATGGCGATGAGGAAGGCGGCGCGTTGTTCTACCGGCTCACATCATGCCCGTTGCCGATGCCTGCGGATATTCTCGGGTTCCGCATCATCGAAGCGCTGGCGTTGACCTTCCCAGCAATGGTGGAGGGCGATGCCGTGCTTAACTCGCTCACCGGCGAGATCACTGGCGGCCAAGAGGAAGCCGACGAACTGAAAGAGGAAGCGCGCCAGAGGGAGGAAGAAGCCAAGGCGGTGAAAACTGGACCGGGCTTTGAAGGCGCTGAGGAAGATGGCGCTGGTGATGATGGCAATGGCGGGAAGCTGGAAGACCACACGGTGGACGAGCTCCGCGACATTGCAGCTGACGAAGATGCCGACCTGAGTGGCAAACACAACAAGGCCGACATCATCAAGGCCATCAAAAAGAACCGCAAAGCCAAAGCCAAAGAACGGGAGTAAGTCATCATGGGCTTACTCACCATCATCTACTGGATCTTGCTGGTGCTGATCCTGCTTGGCGTGTTTGCATCGCCAACGTGGGCGTGGTACCCCCGCGCCAACACGCTGGTGCTGCTGGCGCTGTTCATCATCATCGGCTTGAAGATTCTCAAACCGCAGTGGTAACACACCATGAGTTTACGCGAACAGTTCCCAGCCGACATAGAGCGCGTCTTCATCAATGTGGATGAGATGGGCGAGTGGCGGGAGTTCCGCATCAGCGACGGAGCGGGCGGATTCAAACTGTTCACGGCTAAAGTGGTGTGGGATAAGGAGACCGCTAAGCAGCAGCCAGCGGTAACCAAGTTCGGAATGTTTCAAGGCGATGTGATGTGCTACATCGCGTCCAAGGATTTGCCGCGTGCTCCGTTGGCGGGTGAATTGCTCTACTCACCCGCCAACACTCCTTGGGAAGTACTGGACTGCACGATTGAAGAAAGTCTCTACTCAATCGCGCTGGCCGCTTACCGCTCGCAACCAGGTCACTATGGGAGTAACTAAAGCCGTATGGTAGGCATCACCATTGACGCGCGACAGCTCAAACGGCTGGAGAAAGCCGCTCGCGGCATTAAAGATGGCGTGCCAAAAGTGCTTTCGCCTTCCATCAACCGCGCGCTCAACCGCGGGCGCACGGTGGTGCGGCGCGAGATCCGCAAAGAGTATCTCATCAAGCAGAAAGATATCCCAATCGTGGTGCACGGCGCTAACAAGAATCGGTTGCGCGGGCAGATCGTGATCAAAGATGGGATGCTGCCACTCGGCAAATTCAAGGTCACGCCGCGCGGAGTAACACGGCGGCGCAGGCAATTGCTCAAAGCGCAGGTGAAGAAAGCAGGCAGTGGCGGCCAGCTACCGCACGCCTTCAACGCCACGATGCAAGGCTACACCGGACCGTTCATGCGTTACCATGGAGTGGGTCGGCTGCCGATTCGACGGCTAATAACGATCGGTGCTCCAATCATGGCCAGTCAACCGAACGTCGGTCCGGCCGCCAACAAAGCCATAGGTGACAGCTTGGCGAAAGAGATCGACCGTAACATGCAACGCCTGCTCATCAGCAAAGGAGGCCACTCATGAGCGCGCCATCGCCACTGACTACGCCTGACTTAAACATTCGCACCCATAGCGCGTACGATTTGGAAGTGGTGCTGGTTAAGTTTTTCGAGCGCTTGGTCAACGGACTGCGTTTGGACAATCCCACACTCAACCTGGCGCAACCGGATGTGATTCCATACGACTACGACGAACGTGCGCAGACCGTGGCCTTGAAAGTGAAGCCGCGCATCGAGCGTGGCCGCGTGCCACGCACCGTGACGGGCGAGATCGACTTGGACAGGCTGCCCGATTGTCCGGCTATCATCGTGCAAGTGGTCGATGCTCGAGTAGAGATTCAAGAGACCGTTTTGACGGTGAGGATCCTGTTCAGCGCGTACGACGAAGATCCAGCCAGTCGCGGCTACCAAGACGTGCTCAACATGATGGAAGCGGCCGCCATCGCGCTCACCAGCTTTGGCCAGAAAGGACTCGACGACGCGTACCCGATCGTCATGCCGATAGATTGGAAATTGCTTGAGGCTAACACCTTTCCGCATTACTGCGGAGAAATGACAACCAAGTGGCAACTGCCCAGCGCCCGACCGCTGCCAGATGCCGACGAGTGTTTCATTCCAGCCGAGCACATTGAATTCCGAGCATCGGCTGAACGCGAACTGGTGGAACTGGAACAATGAAACGCATCAAAGGCCAAGTGATCTACGTAGGACCGCACATGCAAGGAATCGGATTGCAGTACGGCACCATCTACCGCAACGGCATCGCTGAATCGCTTTACCACTGGATAGCCAAGTGTCCGGCAATCGGTGAGCTGTTCGTGCCGGTGACCAAATACGCGCTGGTGCGCAAGGAACTCAACTTCGACATCGCACGCAATATGCGCGGCACCAAAGGCCGCTACGTGACTTTTTATCGTGAAGTGCAGAACTGGCTCGCACAGCGGGCTTCAAACCAACAAACCCAGACAGGAGTGAAACTACAAACCCATGCCTAATCTCGGAGCCTTCAAACATGGCGTCAGCTGGTCTGACGTTCCAACCTCAGTCATCTCACCCGTGCCAGCTTACCCTGGCATGAATGTAGTGTTCGGCAGTGCGCCGCTGCATCTGTCCGTGAACGGCCAAGGCCGCGCCAACAAACCCAATCTTTTCAACAGCTACGAAGACGCAGTTAAAGCGCTCGGCTATTCCAAGGACTGGGACAAGTACGATATTTGCGAGCACATGGATGCGTGCTTCGTGGAGTTTGGCGTGTTCCCCGTGGTGTATGTGCCAGTGAACGATCCCGAAGACGGCGCGGTGGTCGTCGCGCCAGCGCCATTTACATTGGCCAACGGCCAAGTGAACACTGACAAGGAGTTCATTGCGTGGACGGTCGAAGTAAAAGATCAAGCCGGAACGGTCACCTATGAAGAAGGCACCGACTACCTGCTGAGCTACGACGCCAATAGCAAAGCGATCATCACGCGCATTGCTAGCGGCGACATTCCTGCTGACGATTCGCAAATCCAAGTGGGCGGCAGCACGCCTACGGCCACGGCGATCACCGCAGCGGACATCATCGGCGGCATCAATCCCGATGGCACCCGCACCGGCTTGGAAGTGATCGAAGATGTGTTCCAGACCACGGGCTTCGTGCCGGGTGTGATCATCTGCCCGAAGTTCAGCAAAGACCCGACAGTGGCAGCGGCCATGGAAGCCAAGAGCGAAAGCATCAACGGCTGCTTCGCTTGCACCTGCCTGATCGACGTGGACACCGAAACGGTGAAGACCGCGCAAGATGTTAACGAGTGGAAGAACGACAACAACATCGTGTTCCCGCGCCAGCAATGCTTGTTCGGCAGACCAGCGCTGATCGGCACCACCATCGGGCAACCTGGCTCGGCGCAGACCGTGGACAAAATCTTTAACTTTGCGTCTCAGCAAGGTCCGCTAATGCAGCACACCGACACCTATCGCGGGAACGGCTTGCCGTATCACTCGCCATCGAACAAGAACCTGCGCATGAACGCGCTGCTCACTGACGACGGTGACGGCACGTTTACCGAGCTGCCGATGCACCTGCTCGACGCCAACATGCTCAACTCTCAGGGCGTGGTCACGGCGCTCAACTGGATAGGCGGCTGGCGTTCATGGGGCAACCGGACCGCAGCGTATCCGGCCAACACCGATGTGAAGGATATGTTCATTCCGGTGCGCAGAATGTTCGACTACATCGGCAACACGATCGTGCTGACGATCTGGCAGAAAGTCGATGAGCCTGGCAACAGGCGCTTGATTGATGCCGTGGTGAACTCGGTGCAGCTCTGGCTGGATGGCTTGTCCAATCAAGAAGCGCTCATCGGCGCGCGGCTGGAGTTCCGGCACGAAGAGAATCCGGCCACCGAGATCTTGAACGGCCACTACGTTTTTCACATCTACATCGCGGTACCGACGCCAGCGGAATGGCTGGACTTCAGGATCGAGTACTGGGTGCCATACGTGCAGAACCTATGGCCAGCGGATGAACAAGCAGTAGCGTAAACTCACCAACCCAAGGAGGCACTAACAAATGCAGATTCCAAATCATGTTACCAACTACTCGATCTTCAAAGACGGCCGGCGTTTGATCGGCTTGGCTGACGTCACCTTGCCTAATCTGCAAAACATGACCGACGAGCTGAAAGGCTCCGGCATCTTCGGGCAGATCGACATGCCAGTGCAATCGCACTTCCAGTCCTACACGGTGACGCTCAACTGGATTACCGTAGTCGATCAAGCGCTGTACGCTTCGATTCAGGACGGAGCGCAACTGGACGCATGGGCTGCTCACCAGCTGCACGACTCCGGCACCAACAAGATCATCCACCAAGGCTGGCGTTACGTCATGGGCACCGCGCCCAAGTCGTTCAACTTCGGCAAGCTGGAAGTGGGCGCGAAAGGCGAAGCGGTCAGCGAATACGAACTGATCAGCTTGCGCGTGTTCCGCAACGATCGAGTGGTAGCGGAGATCGACAAAGAGAACGCGATCTGCCGCTGGTGGAATGGCGTCCAAATGGTGGACAGTGCGTTGCGCATCCGACAACTGATCGGCTTGTAATCTTCTGGAATTCAGGCATAGAGTGCCGCCATGATTCCAGAAGGACAGACCGCAACTACTGAGCCCGAGCCGGTCAACCGGCTGCGGGAAAACCTGAACGATGAGCACGAACCAGCAACAGAAGTCGATGAGCAACCCGAGTTCCGCGAGCTGACAATTGAGCAAGCACAACCCCCGCTGCGCTTGCGCTTTGAGCCGCCAGTGGAGTACGACGGTGAGAAGTATCCGCAGCTGATCTTCGACTTCGACGGCATGATTGGAAAAGACTTCCAGCGTGCCGAAAAGACGTTCACCAAGCTCTACAAAGCTGACAAGAACGAGACGGTGCTGCCGGAGATGAAGCACCTTTACCACTGCATCCTTGCAGCGCAGGTGGCGAATGTGCCGGTTGGACTCATCATGAAACTGCCGCGCCGGTACTACACACCGCTACGGCTTGAAGTCCTAAAAGCCTGTGGCAGCTCGCCGGAAGAGGAGAAAGTGTAACAGCGCTCCTGCGCTCCTTGTCGGTGCGCTTGGCGCGAGCCATGGGCGGCGGCGTCGAGTACTGGATGGAGCTGCCGATTCCCGAACTCTTGTTGTATCTGATCGAACTGGCCGACGAAGTGAAAGCGGAGCACGAAGCCGCCGCACGCGCCGCGAGAAGGAGGTGATGGTACTTGGCTGCTGAGGCACGGCGCGAATATGTAGCTATCTTCGCCATTGGCGGGAAGCTGCTCGGTTCGTTCAAAGGCGCTATGGGCATGGCCCAAGCGCGACTGCGAGCCTTGCATACGCGCGTCCGCGCCAGTTCCGCGGCAATGGTCTCCGGCTTCAAGCGAGTGGCCGGAGCGGTCAAGATGCTCACCGCCAGCTTTGCCGCGCTCGGTGCTGTGTTCGCCACGTTCCTTGCGGCGAACATCATCGGCAAAATCTTCGGGCAAGCCACCGATCAAGCCAAAGAAGCTAACGAGCGCACCCGTTCATTGATTGGGTCGTTCATGCGAGTGAAGCAGATGAGCGCACGCGGCTTGCCGTTCACCGAAAAGATCATCCGGCAACTCAAAGCGCAGAACCAAGAACTGGAGAAGTCGGGCGTGCTGTCGTCGGACATCTACGACAACTTCACGGTCTCGTTGGCCGCGCTGGGCTTCTCACCCAAGCGCATCGCCGATTCCAATGCGCTGCTGGGCGATATGCTCGTTAGGTGGAAAGGCATCTACGCCACCGAAGAAGATTCCAAGGACATGATGGAGAACCTTCGCAAAGTGATTCAAGCGCCCAAGCCACAAATGAAGGCGTTCATGAAGATGTTCCCCGAAGTCGGTCCCGATGAGATTGACCGCTTCAAGAACGCACAGACCCGCGAAGAACGCCTCAAAGTGATTCTCGACATTGGCAAAGCCTACAAAGGAATGAACGAGCAGGCGCTGGCCACGGAACCTGGCGCGAAGATGCAGCAGTTCCAAAACCTGCTGCGTTCAATGGCGGAAGACATTGGACAAGAAGTGCTGCCAGCGCAAGACAAAATGGCCGAAGCGTGGACGCGATTGCTGCCCAAGATCAAGCCGATACTCAACCTGATCTCGCGCGGCTTTTTGCGCGGCATGGAAATGCTGGGCGACTTTGTGGAATCGACGCTCATCCCTTTGTTCGAGCAATTCATGGCGTTCATGCGCGGCCCGTTCGCGGAGAGCTTCGGCAAAGTGTGGCCGAAGTTTCAGGAAATGCTGGGCAAGATTGGTGCCGCGTTTGCCAAGATGCTCAGCGGGTTCACTGGCCAGAAGAAGTTCGACTTCGGCCAGCTGCTGCTGACCACCATGGACAAATTGGGCGCGGCGTTCAAGTGGGTGGGCGACAACGCCGACTGGCTTGTGCCGTTAGTTACCAAGCTGACGATCGCTTGGATTGCGCTCAATGCGGTGCTCACCATCACCAACACGCTCATGCTCACCAATCCGGTCGGGTGGATTATGCTCGGCATCGCCGCGGCGATACTCATGGCTGCCAACTGGAAGCTGGTAGTGAAGTGGCTGCGAGCGGCGTGGGACAAACTGAAAGAAGCCGTGCCGCTGCTCAAGTGGATCAACGACGCGTGGGACAGATTGAAAGCGGTGCCGATCATTGGCGACATCATGACGGCACTGGAAGATCTCTACAAATGGCTGCTGAAGTTCTTCATCAACCCGCTGGGCGCAATCAAGGATGCGTGGGACGGTTTGGTGTGGCTGTTCAATAACAGCTTGGCGGCGATTAGCGACACGTTCAGCACCATCAAGAAATACATCTTGGAGTTCATCGAAGACCCGATCAAGGCGATCTACAACCGGTGGAAAGAATTCCGCGCACTCATCGGCTTGCCAATTAAGGTTGGCGACTTTGAAGGCGGCGGCGGCACGTTCGGTGGCGTCGGGGCTGGCAGTTCGTGGGGCGCACCTACAGCTGGCGCACCGACAGGCTTTCCCACAGCAGCGGGAGCAGCCGCAGCGATTGGCGGCGCAGCAGGACCATTGGCCGCAGCAGCGGGCGGCGCGATGAACGCGGCTGGCGCGATGCCGGTCACCGTGGCGTCCTATGGCGGGCCAACTGAGCCAGGTCAAACAGTCGGCGCGTACAACAACCGGCTGGGGCCAGGCGACGTAGCGATCTCGCCCAACCTCTACCCGATTCTTGGCAAGCCCGGTCCCAACAATTACGTCATGCTGGATGGCAAACGCTACCACGTTGCCGACGCCAGTTTTTACACGCCCGGCAATCCCACATCGAACATGGTGGAGATCTGGGGCTACGGGAACCAGATCAAGCGTGCAGGCATGGTGGCCAAAGCATTTGCCGATGGCGGCATTGCCACGCGCCCGACACTGGCCACGATCGCTGAGCAAGGACCCGAAGCGGTCTTGCCGCTGTCGCGTTTGGGCAGCGTGGGTGGCGCGACCACCACCACTGTCACCTTTGCGCCCAACATCACTATCAATGGCAACGCCAGTGAAGCGGAGCAGCGTGCCATGGATTCGCGGTTGCGTGATCTTTCGCGGGACTTCATCAGCGAGTTTAAACGAGCACAGCAGCAGGAGCGCAGGCTGAGTTACGAAAGCGGTTATGCCAACTGAACGCACATACATCTCGACCCAGGGCGATTGGTGGGACTTAATCGCGCTGCGCGTCTATGGCATGAAGCGCGGTGACGATCATCTTATGCACAAATTGATCGAAGCCAACTACCCGCTGCGCGAACTGAGCAACTTTCCTGGCGGCGTAGTGGTGCGGGTGCCCGACGTGCCAGTGCGAATCGAGATCCCGCTGGTGCCATGGAAACGCACCAGTATCATCACCGAGACCTGAACACCATGCTTTTACAAGTCCGCTCCGCGCGCCCAGCGATCACGCTGGCTGGCAAAGATTACTACGCGTCGCTGGCACCGTATTTCCTCAACCTGTCGTACTCCGACAATTGCGATGGCGAGAAAGCCGATGACTTGCAACTGCAACTGGCGGACCGTGACGGCCGGTTCATCAGCGATTGGATGCCGGATGTAGGCGAGTTCCTTGACGTATCCATTATGGCCGAGCGCTGGTTCGCGCCCAACGCCGCCACGCTCTCACTGGATTGCGGCCGCTTCTGGATTGATACCGTGGACTTCGATCTGCCGCAGCACACGGTGAGCATCAAAGCGAACTCCATCCCCACCACCGCACACTTGAAGACAGTCAACGAAACGCGCGGCTGGGAGAAGTCGTCGCTGCGCGACATCACCGAGCAAATTGCTGGCGAGAACAAGATGGATGGCGTGGACTGGCTGGCGGAGAACAATCCGCGCTACGCTCGCGTGGAGCAGCAGGAAGAGAGCGCGTTGCAGTTCTTGAAGAAGCGAGCCAATGACGCCAAGCTGGCGATCAGGGTGCACCGCAACAAGATCGTCGTTTACGATGAGCAGAAGCTGGAAGAAACCGCTCCGCAGTTCACATTGACCAGCGGGATGCCAGGCGTGGGCGGCATCGCATCGCAGCTGGTGGGCGGCGCGGCGGCGTTCCTGAGCCAGGGCAGCGCTGGCGCGAGCAGTTATCGCATTGCCACGGCCAGCTTCACCAAGCGCGTCACCGACGTGCAAAAAGGGCACAAAGTAAAGCACGCCAGCGTGAAGACCGGCGACACCGTTACCAGCGAGTTCCGCGCCGATGTTGACTTTCATCCGAGCGGCGGCAGCGGCAATGAAGCGCTGCCCGATTACCTGAACAACGTGAGCCTGAGCACCGACACCGAAGCGGAAGATGAAGACAGTGGCGAAAGCGAGAACGGCAATGGCGGCAGCGTACGCGCCGACACCGAGCCGCTACCCGACTGGCAGAACAACACTGGCGGCACGATGAAAGCCAAAGCTGACACGCGCAAGTCGAACAAGGACAAGGAGACCGCTGACATTCAGCTTGGCATCGGCAACCCGTTGGTGGCCGCTGGCATGACTTTCAACCTGCAAGGCTTTGGCCAGTTCGATGGCGTATGGTTTGTGGACAGCGCCGAGCACACAGTAGGTCCCGAGTACACCACCAAACTTAAAGCGCACCGCTGCTTGAAAGGCTACTAAAATGGCTGGCAAGAACCTGCTCTCCGACACCGACTACACGCGCGGCCACGACAACCGCTTCGGCGCGGTGGCGTTGATTGGCAAGGTGAGCGAGATCGTGTGCAACGAAGAAGGCGCGAACGTGCGCGTCATCCTGCCGGATAAAGTCGATCACCAAGACCAGCCGCTCATCACTAAACCGATTCCGGTATGGCAGGTGAGCGCGGGCAAGAAGCGCAGCTTCGCCATGCCACGGCTGGGCCAGAACTGCGTGCTGGTAAAACTGCCCAACGCCACCAGCGATTATCTTTTGCTGGGCACCTTCTACACCAAGAACGACCCGCCGCCAGTGACCGATCCGAAGCTGGATTACACCGAGTGGGAAGGCGGCCACAAACAAACGATCGACGCCAACGATGACGCCGACGTGTTCTTAAAGCAGGAATTCCAAGGCGGCTGGACTGCCACCATCAAGAAAGCAGTCAGTTTGAAGACCACTGACGGCGCGGCGTTCAGTATCGAAGGCGATGGCGACGTTCTGCTTAAAAGCACCAACGCCAACGTGAACGTGGAAAGTCCCAATGGCACGATCACACTGAACCAGCAGACCATTCACTTGCAAGGAAGCAACGAGATCACCATCCAAGCGCCCACCATCAATTTAATCGGCCACGTAGTAGTGAACGGCAACATGACCGAGACCGGCTTCCACACTGATTCCAGAGGACCGCACGCGGCAACAGTCGAACTGGAAGAGAAAGTGGCGCAACTTGAAGCGCGCGTCGCCGAGCTGGAAAGGAGAAACGCGTGAACATGAATTCATGATCACGCTCCAGTACCATGACTGAAGGCATCTATGGCGCAATCGTGTTCGGGCGGGCGCGTGGGCGCATCGAGACCTTCTCCGAGATCGAGCGCCGGTACTCGGGGCGCTTCGGCACGCACATGGTGCACTTGCGCAAGCCGCTCTTGGAATGGGCTGGCAACGATCTCTTGGAGATTTCCATGCGCATCGGCCTCAACTCCGCGTGGTGCGGCGATCCGTTGCCGCTCTTGGCCGAGTGGCACTTCTTCCACGAGAACGCCATAGCCGCACCGCTCATCGTGGGCACCAAACCGATGGGACCAGGCTTATCGCTGTTCGTGGTCACCGAGTTGCAGGAAGCGCACAAACACTGGCTCGCGGGCGGCCGCGTGATCGCCGTTGAACTGAGCGTGACTTTCCGCGAGTACATCCCGTTCACCGAAGGTTTGTTGTCGCAGTTCGGCGTACCGGGCTTCATTGGAGCAGGCGCACTATGACTCCCGTAATCAAACCCGAACCAGATTTCGTGCGCACCGCTGCGCTCGGTCCCAACTGGCGTTTGCAGTTCACTGATCCTGACGGTTCGCCAATGAACATGGGCAGCTTTGAAGTGATCGACTTTGGAGCGATTGGGTACAAAGAGATCTTCCAAAACGTGAAGACCATCCTTGCCACGCCGCTCTATTCGCAACCGCTCGAGCGCACACTGGGCGTAGATCAAGGCATCGTGGACAGACCGATCACCGAAGCCGCTCACGTCACTGTGGCCATTCTGACCGCGCTCACCTTTTGGGAACCGCGCGTGCAGGTCATGAGCATCGACTTTGAGAGTGACGTGATTAACGGCCACCTGATTGTGCTTCTGCAGTTGCAGGTGAAGAACGTCATCTACGGCACCAACACGGCTTACGAAAACGTGCGAGCGTTCGATGCGGTAGCGCCGCCAGTAAGCGGACAGCTGCCGCCCATCCCCGAGCCGGTAGTTGGCCCGCCAGGTCCGCAAGGTGAAGCCGGACAGCGCGGCAGCCAATGGTTTACTGGCATCGGTGCGCCGGTGGCGGGACAAAAGTTGCAGCCGATCAAAGTCACTGGCGGCTCGCCCGCTCAAGGACCGCCCGGACCGAAAGGTGCGACTGGCCAGCGCGGGAGCGTATGGTTCAAAGGCACCAGCGACCCGTACACGCCGCTGGTGAACGACATGTATCTGAACACCGACAATGGCGACGTCTGGCAGTATGACGGCGCGACTTGGAGGAAGATCAACAATGCTTGAATGGACATTAGCCGGTAACATCATGGGACCGCCTGGCCCACCCGGCTTGGTGTCAACGGCTGGCTTTGTCTATGGCGAGATTCCAGCCGGCGCAATCAATGGCACCAACAAGCTCTACACCGTGGACAATTCTTTTCTGGCGAACACGCTGGAAGTGTATCTCAACGGCTTGCGCCAGCGGCGCGTGGACGATTACAACGAGATCAGCGACACCGAGTTTGAATTCGTTTTAGCGCCGCGCGTGGGCGATACCGTGTCGGTCGATTACTCGCTGCCGCCCGAAGGCATCGTGGCGGTGTATGGCGAGATTCCAGCCGGCGCAATCAACGGCCTCAACCGCGACTTCTCCACCGCTTACATTTACGTGCCAACGCTGTTGGGCGTGTTCTTGTCGGGACTGCGGCTGCGCCGCACCGACGATTACTTGGAGACCGGCGCGCAAACTTTTCAACTCGTAACAGCTCCGGAAGTCGGAGACAGTATCTGCGTTGACTACATGCAAGGATAAACAAGCACTATGGCTACCACACAGATTCATGGTAACAAACAAATCCAATCGGCCACGATTCTTGACGCCAACATCGCTGCTGGCGCTGGCATTGCCACATCGAAGCTGGCCGATGGCGCTAACTTCATCAAGAAAGATGGCACCGTCGCATTCGCTGCCGATCAACCGCATGGCGGCTTCAAGATCACCGGTCTGGCTGATCCTGTAGCTGGCACCGATGCCGCGACGCGCCAGTGGGTGCTGGCAAATATCGCTGGTGGCGTGGTGTCATCCATGAGCGCCAAAGCCGCGAGCACCGCCAACATCGCTGCGCTCTCCGGCACGCAAACCATTGATGGCATCGCATTGAGCGCGGGTGACGTCTGCCTTGTCAAGAACCAGACCACGGCATCGGCCAATGGCGTGTACGTAGTAGCCTCTGGCGCGTGGACGCGCCACTCGTCCATGGACACGTGGGCGGAAGTGCCTGGCATGATTGTGTCAGTGCAGCAGGGCACGCAGAACGGCGACACCATCTGGCTGTCCACGGCTGACGCTGGTGGCTCGATCGGCACCACCAGCATCACGTTCGTCCAGATACCAG